AGAATGGAAAGAAGCTGAGATTGGACGTATTGGTGAAGAACGCTTTAGACGTGAATATGGTTGTGAATTCTTAGTATTTGATGAAACACTTATAAACAGTTTATACCTTGCAACAATGGAAGGTGGCAATCCTTTATTAAATATGGGGCAAACACGTTGGTATAAAAAACCTACTGGTGATTTTACATATGCTGTTGCTCTTGATCCTAGTATGGGTACAGGTGGCGACTATGCTGCTATACAAGTTTTTGAATTACCTAGTTATACACAAGTTGCGGAATGGCAACACAATCAAACAGCAATCCCAGGGCAAATAAGAGTACTTGCAGATATATGTAAATATATAGAGCAAGAAACCAAGAATGCTAATGGCATATATTGGAGTGTAGAAAATAACGGCATCGGCGAGGCTGCACTAATCGTTATAAACGATTTTGGGGAAGAGAATATACCAGGACTATTTGTGTCTGAACCTATTCGAAAAGGACATGTGCGAAAGTTCCGAAAAGGCTTTAATACTACACACGGTACAAAGATTACAGCATGTAGTCGATTAAAAACTATGATTGAAAATGATAAGATGATAATTCAGTCTAAACCATTGATATCTGAACTAAAGAATTATATTGCAACTGGTAGTAGTTACCAAGCAAAAGTAGGACACCATGATGATTTAACAAGTGCAACGTTACTTGCTATAAGAATGATGGCTGTGCTTAAAGACTGGGATCCACGAATATATAATTCTTTTAATCAAGCAGAAGATATTGAGGATTACGAAGCGCCAATGCCAATCTTCGTAAGTAGCAACTATTGATAAATACATTATGCAGAATATAGAAATTATAGCAGACGAATTATTTTCAAAAATCAGAGGAAGATTCCCTGGTGTTACAATTGGTGACGACCAAGGCAATGTTACAAGTGAACCTAAACAAGCAAGGTTCTTTGAATTTCCTTTTAGAGATGATGATGCAGACGTGGGCAAAGTTAGTATATCGTTAAGTGAAGAAGACGGTGTAGTAGTAATGCATAATAAAGACGTTGCAGAAAATAGTGTAAGTAAAAGTACATGGTATGATTTCTTAAAAGAATTAAGACAGTTTAGTAAAAAACGTTTGTTAAATTTTACAACTAGAGACATAACAAAGTCTAACTTAGAGAAAAGAGACTATAAATATCTTGCACAGCGATCCGGAGATAGCAACATGACAGAATCAAAATTATATGGCACATCTAAGATAAGTTATCAAGATGTTGGAGAAGCCAGACTAATAATTAAACACAATGAAAGCATTGACCAAACTTCACCTACAGGGCGTAACAGAAGCATTGGAAAAATTTACGTAGAATCACCACAAGGTGAACGTTTCTTATATCCATACAAACACCTAAGTGGTGCTAGAGCAATGGCTAGACATTGTGCTGAAGGCGGTAACGCATACGATGACTTTGGTAAACACATTACAAGTCTAAGTGAAGAATTAGCAAAACTTAGAAAGTTCAAAAATTACATGGGTCGCTCTAGTGTAATGGCAGAAAGTCTAAGTGAGTATATGGACGTTGTTAAAGACCGTGTTGCGTCAGTTAAGAAAACAATTGAATCATTACAAAAGCCAAAGTTTTATGCAGAAGCATTTGAAGCATTTGCTCCGGTTGTAATGGAAGATGTACCAGCAGACGTTGCTGAAAATTGGATTGACCAATTAACTATTAGACAGTTTAATGAAGAACTGTCAGATGTATTTCCATACATTTACAAATTAGTAAGTGAAGCAAGTAAAGCAGAGGATATTAATCCAGACGACTTAGACGAGTCAGGCTTACAACGTTACACAGGTATTAAGAAGTACGGCAAAAAAGGGTTTGAAGAATTACAAAAAGCAGGACGTGAGGGTGCAAGCGAAGAAGAAAAAGGCAAAATCAAAGACAAACATTTAAGCAAAGAAGAAATGGAAATTGAATCAGCGTTTGAAGAAATGATGGGCCAGTTTGCTGAAGGCGAAATGAAATGGAAGCAAACTAGTATGTCACCAGAAGAAGCTGTAGCAAAGTACGGCAAAGAACACGTAAAAGTTAAAAAAGGCGGACTTAACAACGGTGACGATATGGTATCAGTACATGTTGCAGATGAAAGTTTTGACCCACAGTCAGAGCCAAGCAAGCAAGATATGATGGCAGACGAGTTTATGACAGCATATGAAAAAGGTGGTGAACCAGCACTAGCAAAAGCAATGGGCATAAGCGATCAAGAACTTGATCAAGAAATTACTGAGTACGGTATGGAACACGGCTTACATGCTGATGACGATAGAGATGATATTATCCAAGGTGTTATTGAACAAATGATCGATAACATGGACGAAGGTAATGCATATGCACACGCTGTAAAGAAAGCCAAAATGAATGGTAAGAAAAAAGGCGACAAAGTAGACGGTCCAGACGGTGATGAGATTACACTTGAAAAGGACGAAAAGACCCCATTAGGCGAGTTCATACTAAGTTACTTTGATAGAGAGAATGGGTCGTTTCCAAAAGGCGAAACAGCCGTACTAACTATGATTGAAAAAGATTATGGTGAAGAGTACATTAACCCAGCAAAACAGTTTATTGAAAAAATTAATCAAACATTCGAAGAATACCAAATGCAGGCACAGCCACAGCAAATGGAAGTAGAAGTTGATAATGATTTTAACAGAATGAGAGAATTAGCAGGTTTAAGATAATCTGCTAATACTCATAAGTTTTTTAGTTTTTCTTTAAAAAAGACTTGACTTTGTTTGTAAACCAGTATATAATATAAACTGTGCTACAAACATAATAGGCACAAAACGTAGCAATGTAGCTACAAAGCAAAACATAGGCACTTATAGGAGGCATTAACTATGGCATCATTAGCAGAAATCCGAGCAAAGCTCAAAGAACAAGAAACCCGCTCATCGGGCGGTGGACAAAATCAAGGTCCAAACCCAATTTACCCATTTTGGAATATGAAAGAAGGCGAGAGTTCAACTCTACGTTTCCTTCCTGATGGTAATCCAGATAACACTTTTTTCTGGGCAGAACGTTTGATGATCAAACTTCCGTTCGCAGGTGTTAAAGGCGAAACCGATAGTCGTCCAGTGCAAGTACAAATTCCATGTATGGAAATGTATGGCGATACATGTAACATCTTAAATGAAGTACGTGGTTGGTTTAAAGATTCAAGTCTAGAAGACATGGGTCGTAAGTATTGGAAAAAGCGTTCATACGTATTCCAAGGCTTTGTAACTGACAATCCACTTGCAGACGATCAATCACCTGAGAATCCAGTTCGTAGGTTTATTATTGGTCCACAAATCTTCCAGATCATTAAGCAGGCGCTTATGGATCCAGACATGGAAGAATTGCCAACGGATTACACAGCAGGTGTAGACTTCCGCTTAAACAAAACAAGTAAAGGCGGATATGCAGATTATTCAACATCAACATGGGCTCGTAGAGAGCGTCCATTAGATGACACTGAAATGAATGCTGTAAATACACATGGTCTGTTTAATTTATCAGACTTTCTTCCTAAGAAGCCGGACGAAACGGCACAGAAAGTAATGCAAGAAATGTTCGAAGCATCAGTAGATGGTGAAGCATATGACGCAGAACGTTGGAGTAACTACTTCCGTCCTGCAGGTATGCAAGCACGTACAGGTGATCCACAAGTTGCAGCAAGCCCAGCGGCTACAGCAACATCACGTTCACCAGAAGCACCTGCTCCAGAAGCAGCACCTACAGCGGCTCCAGAAGCAACTCCAGCACCAGCGGCTGAAGCGGCACCTGAAGCTGGCGGCAACGCCCAAGACATCCTTGCAATGATTCGTTCACGTCAAGGCTAAAAGTAGCATAGCTTCTACTAGTTAACCCAGAGCAGAGATTCACGGTTTACCTGTCAACACTCTAAACGCTAGTAGAAGCAACTTTTTATATAGGAGAAAAAATGACTAAATCATTTGATGTAAGTAAATTTAGGAAAGACTTAACAAAGTCAATCCAAGGTATGAGTAGTGGGTTTAACGATCCAACAGATTGGGTAAGCACTGGCTCATACGCACTAAACTATCTTATTAGTGGCGACTTTCATAAAGGCGTTCCGCTAGGTAAGGTAACAGTGTTTGCAGGAGAGTCTGGCGCAGGAAAAAGTTATTTTGCGGCAGGCAATATTGTAAGACACGCACAAGAACAAGGCATTTATGTAGTTTTAATTGACTCAGAAAATGCACTTGATCAAGCATGGTTAGAAGCACTAGGTGTTGACTGTGACGAATCAAAACTACTCAAGTTAAGCATGAGTATGATTGATGATGTTGCAAAAACTATAGCAACGTTTATGACAGACTACAAAGCAATGGATGAAGAAGATCGTCCTAAAGTGATGTTTGTAATTGACTCGCTAGGCATGCTATTAACACCAACCGATGTTGACCAGTTTAACAAGGGTGATATGAAAGGTGATATGGGTCGTAAGCCTAAAGCACTAACTTCATTAGTCCGTAATACTGTTAACATGATTGGTGCCCACAACGTAGGCTTAGTTTGTACTAACCACACTTATGCATCGCAGGATATGTTTGACCCAGATGATAAAATAAGTGGCGGACAGGGCTTTATATACGCTTCTAGTATTGTTGTAGCAATGAAGAAGATGAAGCTCAAAGAAGATGCAGACGGTAATAAGATCAGTCAAGTCATGGGTATCCGTGCTGGCTGTAAGGTAATGAAAACACGTTACGCAAAACCGTTTGAAGGTGTACAAGTTAAGATTCCATACGAAACAGGAATGAATCCACACAGTGGTATTGTTGAACTTTTTGAGGCAAAAGGTGTTATCGAAAAGCAAGGCAATAGGCTAAAGTATGTTAGTACTACTGGTGAAGAAATTCTTGAATACCGTAAGAATTGGACAGGTGACTTGTTAGACACTGTTATGTCTGATTATGTGTTAAAAGAGCAATCCTTGGTAAATACCTCTGAAGCAGAACTAGAAGAAGAACAACTAGTAGAAGCTGTTACAGAGGAGTAATTATGGAATTGGAACAAGCGGTGGACGTTTGGAATTTGTTTAAAGAATATGTGGACAAAAAACAAGTCGAATTAGTTGCAGAAAAGTATGTTGATTTATTAGCCGATCACGGAGTTGACGATCAGCAAATGAAAGAACTTCTTGGTAACGATAATCATCTAGATGAAGCAATAGGCTATTACTTAGATGAAGACGAGCAAGACACATATGATGACGAAGACAACGAGTGGGGTGAGTAATGGGTTGGTATAGTGAAGTAAGTCGTGACGTGGGTAGAATACCCGATGCGGTTGCGCATTACGAAAATGAACTTCTTGATGCAAAGAAAGAAGTTAAATTAGTAGGTAACGTTGAACGTGCTGCTGCATCTATGCCAGGCATTGTAGAGCATCGCTTCAATCAATTACAAGAGATTGAAGCGGTGCTACACTACTTAAATATTGAGCTACGCAGGTTGCGTAGTTCATACTTTAAAAAATATCTAGAAAATTATCAAAGAGCTTTGTCTAGTCGTGACGTTGAAAAATATGTTGACGGCGAAGCAGATGTTGTTGACTATGAAAAGATTATTAATGAGTTTGCATTATTGCGTAACAAATGGTTAGGTGTACTTAAAGCACTTGATCAAAAGCAATGGCAAATTACAAACGTTGTTAAACTTAGAGTTGCTGGGATGGAAGATGCCAGCCTTTAAGAAAGATGACGATAGATTAATTTACGAATATATTAAAGACACAGCACCGGACAACATGTTTATGTTAGACGTAGGTGCAAGAACAGGCAAATGGTGTAAGACATTTGTTACTGAATTTCCAGAAGCAACATTTCATTGTTTTGAGGCTTTACCAGAACAATACGAAAAATGCAAAAATAGATTTAGAAAAAACAACAATGTTACAGTACATAATTTTGTTATCAGCAATAACTGTAATGAAACAACTTTCTATAAAGACACAGACAGACTAGGCTGGAGCGGGTTACAAAAACACTCCTATATGGAGAACTTTGAAGAGTTAACATTACCTAGTAAAACATTAGATAGTTTTCAATTAACACCTTACTTTGTTAAATTAGATGTAGAAGGCGCAGAGCTACTAGCACTACAAGGCGCATCATTTACATTAAAAACAGCAAAAGTAATTTACTTTGAATGCAACGAAATACATACAAAAGAGTATAACTATACTAATGATCAACTGTATAATCAATTACGTAACTACGGTTTTACAGTACATGACAAACACTTAAATGAATTAACAAAAGACGAATTTGTACATCGTACAGCTGATGCAAGACGGTATGAAGATCCAAAAGGCTATGAATCTAATTTTGTAGCTCTGCGTTAAGTACGTACATAAATACCTATATGGAACGTATTGTATTAGTCACAGGTGGATTTGACCCACTACACTCAGGGCACATAGCCTACTTTAAAGCAGCAAAAAAACTCGGTACTAAATTAATTGTTGGTATTAATTCAGACGAATGGCTTGCTAGAAAAAAGGGTAAACACTTTATGCCCTTCCATGAAAGATGTTCTATTGTAGAAGAACTATCTGTTGTTGATCAAGTTATAGGATTTAACGATGACGATGATAGTGCATGTAATGCAATTTTTCAAGCACTTAGTACACATGGAAATATGAAATTAATCTTTGCTAACGGCGGAGATAGAACCAACACAACAACACCCGAATATGCTACATATGGTGATATGCCTAATGTAGAATTTGTATTTGGCGTTGGTGGAGAAGATAAAAAGAACAGTTCATCTTGGATACTAGAAGAATGGAAGGCTCCTAAGACTGTAAGAGAATGGGGCTGGTATAGAGTACTTGATGATCAACCTGAACAAGGATACAAAGTAAAAGAACTGGTAATACTACCAGGCAAGCGTCTAAGCGATCAAAGACACAAGTACAGATCAGAGATGTGGTATGTAACACAAGGTCAAGTAAGCATGGCTATTCAAATAGAAGAGAGTGGCGAACCGCAACAAGGATTTGAATTACCTGCACTAACTAATGGTTATAATATTGGATCAAATATATGGCACAAGGCTATGAATAATCAAGATGTTCCTGCACACGTAATAGAAGTACAATATGGCGAAAAGTGTATTGAAGAAGATATAGAAAGAAGAGATTAATGAAAGTATTCATAGGCTACGACCCAAGAGAAGATATGGCTTACCAAGTGTGTAAGCATAGCATATTGAAGCATCAACCTAACGCAGATGTACGTCCACTAGTACAAAAAGAATTAAGACAAGCAGGATGGTACAAGCGTCCTGAAGATAAACTTGCAAGTACAGAGTTTACGTTTACACGTTTTTTAGTACCAGAGCTTACTAACTTCAGAGGCTGGGCTGTGTTTATGGACTGTGATATGATTCTTACAACAGACATTGCTGAACTGTTTGCACAAGCAGATGACAAGTATGCTGTTATGTGTGTACAACATGATTACACACCTAAAGAAGGTATTAAGATGGATGGACAAAAGCAAACTATCTATCCACGCAAGAATTGGTCAAGTGTTGTGTTATGGAACTGTGGCCACCCTAGTAATAGAGTCGTTGACCAAGATATGGTAAACGAAAAAGAACTTAATGGCGCATACTTTCATAGATTTAGTTGGTTACTAGATGACGAAATAGGCGAACTAGATCATACATGGAATTACTTAGTAGGTGTGTATGATGATATTGAAACCCCAAATTTAATTCATTATACTGAAGGCGGTCCTTGGTTTGAAAACTATAGGGACTGTGAATTTAATGAATTATGGAAACAAGAACTTTATGATATGTTTAAGTAAAAATCTTACTGACGAATATATAAACATGTATGCTAAAGGTGCAAACTTGCCTATACATAATTATGACTTTGAACATGAAAATAAAAAAGCACCAATACTAATACGTAGCCTAGCAAAACGTAAACTCATATGGAAATGTTTAGAAAATAAAAGAGACTTTTATTATATGGACAGCGGCTATGTAGGAAATTATAAAGGTCCAGTAAATCCAATGGGATGGAAACTATATCATCGCATAGTTAAAAACGATCTACAACATAACGAAATAATTGAACGTCCTAGTGATAGATGGGAACAACTAGGAATAAAAATTGAGAAACGAAAGAAGCACGGCGAAAATATTTTACTTGTTATGCCTAGTGAGAAGCCTTGCAAGTATTACGGTATAGACGCAGAAAAATGGAAACAAGAAACAATAGAACAAATTAAGATGCATACAGATCGTCCTATTGTTGTTAGAGAAAAACAACCAAGACATGTACGTTTGCAAAATACAATATATCAAGAATTAGATAATGCATATGCGTTAGTAACCTATCAGAGCATAGCGGCTGTAGAAAGTGTGTTGTATGGCGTACCAGCTTTTACACTTGCACCAACAGCTGCTGATCCTGTTGCTAATAAGTACCTGTACAATCTAGAAAAACCCGAGCGGTACGACAAAGACTATATCTATAGTTGGGCATGCCACCTAGCATATGGACAGTTTCATATTAATGAAATGAAAAACGGAACAGCTCATAAATTTATAATGGAGGAACTTTATGGCAATTAAGTATGTAGTAGTTCATAGAGCTGATAAAAATAATATCGGTGATATGTCAAGTAATCCCTTGCAATATTATTTGCCAGCAAGTGATTATCAAGTAATAGATGTATTAGATATTGGAGCATCAAATTATCCTAGTGATGTGCCGTTAATTGCAGGCGGTGGCGGCCTAATAGGAAATCAATTTTTAGGAAATGATTTACAATATGCTCTTAACAACAGTGACCAAAACGCATTGATGACATTGTGGAAAGAGTCGTGGTCAGTAGTAAACCATAATAACATAAATGCACGTGATGAATTTTTACGTAAATTACAACCGTTAATAAAAGAATATATAGATAAAATAGACAACAGTACAGCACCACGTATTGTATGGGGCGCTGGTCATAACGAAGATACTAATAAAAGAGTAAAGCGACCTCAATGGCCAGATTGGTTAAGTAATTTTGATCTAATAGGCGTAAGAGATTATGGACAACCTTTTGAATGGGTACCGTGTGCAAGTTGTTTAGACACAGCATTTGATAAAAATTATAGAATTAAAAATGATATAATTTGGTACGAACATAAAAAACAATTAATAAAATCTACACATTTTGGAAGTAAACCTATTCCTAGATATATTAATAGTGGTGCTAACATGGAGCAAACTATTGAATTATTAGGTAGTGCAAATACTATTATTACTAACAGTTACCACGGTGCATACTGGGGTACGTTGCTAGGCAAGAAAGTTATTGTAGCAGGACCTTGGAGTAGTAAATTTCATACACTCAAACACAGAGTAACATTTATTAATCCTCAAGATAATTATGAATACTTGTTAGACAGTATAGAAACTCATCCTGAAGCATTACAAGAATGTAGAGATGCAAATAATAACCATTGGCAAAAGATACAACAACTATGAAAACTGTAGTCGGATATGCATTGGGTGTTCCTAACCCGCATAAAAATAAACATAAAGTTGATATTTTAAAACGTTACATTGACGGCGTACAAAAGTGCGGCGACAAAGGTATATTACATTTTGGAAATAATATTATTGATAGTGATGTAAATTTAATCCAAGGTTGGGTACATGCAGGATCTGCTGCTAGTCCACACTTAGTATTAAGAAGGCGAGCACACGAAATTAATATCAACAAAGGAAAACATTCATTTATTGCTGATAGTAATTTGTTTAACTATGCTGTAGGTAAAATGCACAACATGCAATATTTAAGATATAGCATGGACGGAGTATTTCCTACAACAGGAAATTATTTTAGCGATACAGTAAATCCAAAAAGATGGAAGCAAATACAAAAGCATCTTGGCATTACAATGAAAGACTGGCGCCCGCAAGGTGTACATGTTTTAATTTGTACACAACGTAACGGTGGCTGGAGTATGGGCGGCATAGGTGTTGTAGACTGGCTAACTAGAACAATCAAACAAGTTAGAAAACATACTGACAGACCAATTATAGTGCGCGGTCATCCAGGTGACAAGCATGCACCTAAGTATCTTAAAAACAAAGATTGGCAAGTAAGTACAGCACCATCTCTTGTAGATGATCTAAGAAATGCACATTGTTCTATTACATATAACAGTAGCCCAAGTGTTGCAAGTGCTATAGAAGGTATTCCAACATTTGTTACAGACCCTAACCCACAAGTAAGTCAAGCACATGCTGTTGCTAACACTGACTTATCTTTACTTGAAAATCCATTAATGTTTGAAAGAACAGAATGGGTGCAAAAGTTAGCAATGTGCCATTGGAACTTTGATGAATTAAGTTCAGGCGAAGCGTGGTCACACATGAGGGATTATGTATGATAAAGATGATAGGCTTTCCGCCTCCAGCTTCTAAACCTTATTTCCATTGGGCTAAAGGTATGGAAAAAGTAGGCGACCAGTACATAGTAAGTGACGACCTAGATAGTAGTGTTGTACGTGATGCCGATGCATTTTATCAAACAAACGAACTAAAGCCAAAATTCTTACACGGCGGAAGAGCAGATTGGCATGGCAAATATCTTCTACACATTCAAGCTGCAGGCAAACCCTATATAGTTAGTGAAAGCGAGCCGTTTAGAGAGCACCCTGGTTGGCTACGTTTTGGGTGGAACAGTTATCGCTGGAATGATGCAAACTGGAATAATGATAATGTAGGACCTGAGCGTTGGAATCGATTTGAAAGCATGACTGGTATAAAATTTAAAGACTGGCACAGTCCCGGAGGAAACATTCTTATTATGGGGCAAAAAGAAGGCGACAGTAGTTTAGTAAATATATACAAAGCGGGATATGCAAGTGTGTACGACTGGATTGCAGAACAATGTAAAACTATTAGAATGTATACTGATCGTCCAATAGTTATACGTCCACATCCTCGTAACTTGGATAGGGGTGCAAAAATAGTAACACAATTGTTGAAGAAGACAAACCTTACTAATATAACAATGAGTCCTAATCTTACAAGAGGAGGCTCACAAGGCGGCGAAGGTTTAGATAAAGATCTAAAAAATGCATATTGTGTAGTTACATATAATAGTTTAAGTGGTGTTGAGGCTGTAGTAAAAGGCATACCAGTATTTGCATTAGACGGTGGAAGTATGGCATGGCCAGTAGCACACACTGACCTTTCAAAGATTGAAAGTTTAAATTATAATATAGACTTGCAAGATTGGAAAAACAAAATAGCATATAGTATGTGGAACAAAAAAGATGTACAAACAGGAGAATGTTGGTCACATCTAAAACAAGTTTATTTTAAGGATTAAAAATGTTAAGACAGCTCTTTACTACATTAACAAAACGATGTGATAAATTTCAACATTACTTTCCGTTATACGAAAGACACTTTGAACAGTATGTAGGTAAAAGTCCTCGCATACTTGAAATAGGTGTACGTGGTGGCGGAAGTTTACAATTATGGCAAAAATACTTTGGCGAAGGTACATATGTACACGGAGTAGACATAGATAAAAAATGTCAAGCACACGAAGATACAGACAACAATATACATGTAACTATTGGTGACGGAACTGATCCTGTATTTTGGGAACAGCAATTCAAACAAAAAGGTATTAGAGATTTTGACATTATAATTGATGACGGTAGTCACGAAAGTCCAGATCAGATTGCGACTTTAAAACTTACATATCAACTGTTAAAAGATAAAGGAGTATATTGGTGTGAGGATACTCATACTAGTTATTATCCAAATAGAGAAGATGGTGGCTATGGCAATCCAAAAAGTTTTACAAGTTATGTTAAGAATGTAGTAGACGTACTAAGTCATCATCACACAAGTCATGCTATTGGACACGGACCTATTGACGGACCTCATGTACCTAAAAAGTTTGTAAAGCCGTTTAATGAAATACAAGGCGTTTCATTTTACGACAGTATAGTTGTAATTGAAAAAGGACCAAGATTACATTTTAAAAGAATTGTTAAGAAATGAATTCTTGGGACGTCTTTGATACATTAATTGCTAGATTGCATTTCCATCCTACATCTATCTTTGATGAAGTTGGCAAACGTATTGGCGACCCAAGTTTTAAAGACAGACGTGTAGCGGCATGGAAACAAGTTAAGAAAACTTGTGTAGATAAAACATATAATGACATATACAATATACTTGTAGACGACGATCCGCAAATAGAACTTGATGTAGAATTTGAACATAACTTTCCTATATACGAAAATTTAATGAAGGTTAAAGACGGAGATCTATTGATAAGCGACATGTACTTACCAGCAGAGTTTATCATGAAAATGCTACGTAATGCCGGATTAACAGCAGATGTTAATATAGTTGTTACAGCAGACGGAAAGAAAAAAGGTTGGGTGTGGGACGAAATAAAGTCAAAGTATAGTATAGAAAATCACTATGGTGACAATGAAAAAAGTGATGTTGCATCTGCTAACAAGCACGGAATCAATGGCATACTATACACTGGATATAAACTTAACGACATTGAAAACTTTGTTTACAAATATGATAGACAGTTAGCATTGTGGATGCGTAGTGTAAGATTGATGTGTCCATTCAATGATGAAAGACATATTAAATTTTGGAACGATCAAGCAAATATTAACTTACCTGTACTAGCATTAGCAACATTAGAATTACCAGATACTCCTATAGCATTTACATACAGAGATTGTTATAACTGGCAAAAAATATATGAAACAATGACTGGTAAGCAAGGATATAGATTAGACGTATCACGTAAAATGTATCTAGGTCCTAATGATCATTTCAAAAAGTACATGTCCTTTGTAAAAGAAAACAATGCTACTATTGTAGACTTGCAAGGTAAAGGACGTAGTATACAAAGTTTCTATAATGGTAATCCGCCTAGTACAATATACATAGGAGGACGTCCACCACCGTATGTCAAACGTTTAGTTAACTATCAAACAAAAAGCATGGAGAAGCATAATTGTTTTGAAGAAGGACCAATTATGGATTATGACGAACACGGTCCTGTTAGAGGTGCAAACGATCATCCTCAAGATGTAGCAGACATACACAAAAAAGCAGGGCAAGCTGCTGTTAGATATATTAATAAATTTAAATTTAAAAATAACTTATCTTTGTTAACTGAACTTGTAAGATTATATGACACACATAATTTTACAAATAAAAATGTTAAATGGGCAAAGTATAACAATGGATAACATTACTCGTCATAGAAGCAATAGAGATTTTTGGAATGATGAAAGAGAGTGCTATCGACGACTAGCAGACTGTCCGCATGTTCCTAATCTTATTTCTTCTAATACAACACACTTAACAATAACAACCGAATATGCTGGTGAAAGTTTATTCATACTTACAGCGGTTCAAAAAAAGACAAACATTAAAATTGATAAACCAATAAGTCAAATAGTAAAATTTATTGATGCTTGTAAACAACAAAACATTGTGCATTTAGATTGTCATCCTGGTAATGTATTATTACTGGACGGTAAACTTTCAATAATAGATTTTGAAAAAGTTGCAATAGATGGCAAAACACGAAATACAAAAATGCAGAAAAAATATAAAAAATTTATGGGTGCTGGTGGTTGGGATTGGATACTAAATAGATATATGAAATACTTTGAAACCTACAATAACCATATTTGGTTTAATGAGGACGTTTTAGAAAAGGGAATAAGAAAATATGGCAAAGCATTATAGTAAGTTTACAAACAACTACACAAAGATTTATTATAAAAATAAACTTATAGCTGACGGGTCACGAGATCCATTAGAAAGAATACATGCTATGCCAATTGACTTTCATAATAAAACATTATTAGACTTAGGGTGTAATTGCGGCGGTACATTGTTTGCTGTAGCAGACAAAATTAAACAAGGCTGGGGTTGTGATATTAATCCGGGTGCAATACAATTTGCAAACAATTTAGCACAAGAGAATAAAATTGATAATGTTTCTTTTGGAGTTACTGATCTTAACAACTGGCAGGACGCTAACCTTCCTAAAACAGATATACTATTTGCACTAGCAATTGCAAAATGGGTTCCTACATGGAAAGAAATAATTACACACCTTGATCCTAAAGTATGTGTGTTTGAAGCACACGGCAAAGGAAGTATGGTGCCTGATCAAGTTGCTTGGTTAACAAATCATTTTAAGAATGTAGAAGTAATACTTGATGGCTACGAAGCAGGCAAACGCAGACTTTATCTTTGCGTCCAGTAACTTTCTTTTCTATTAACCATTATATCTGAACGTTTACTTTTACCAGCAGTCTTACGATCACCTTTCATATGATCCATCCACTTACCTAGTTCAGTATTAATTAACGGATGCCCACCACCACCTGACTTTGCTTCACGCAAATACATTTGGGCACTGTAGTCATGACTTGGAAACTCTTTATACTTGTTAAGTATTTCTCCAAAGATGTAACTATCATGCCATTCTGCTAATTTAAACATTCCATTTTCAGCATCTTCGTACATTGCTTCAAAGTCTTTAAGGAATTCGTGTGCAACTGGATGATTAAGATTAAGACCGTAAAAGCCGCACTCGGGCCATGTCTGTGATCCTTTACCTCTGCCTACATATGTAATGTAGTCGTGCTGAGGTAGTAAGTTATTAAATTCTTTGTGCTTCCACGGACTATGAATAAATGTATCGGCGTCCATCCACACTACCCAATCCTTACCGTATTGGCATGCATCAAATACAGCATACACTTTATTAGCAAAGCGTATAGCGTCCCATTTAAATTCTTTTTGCCAATCTTTACGCCCGTGTCTTGCAGGATGATTTGCAATATTACCATTAGCATGCGGAACATCTTTCCAACGCTCTTTAAATGCATTTAGTTTAGGTAATGTTTCCTTTGCATCTAATATTGTAATTTGATCCGTGTTAGGATTCCTTGGACTACAGTCTTCTGCATACACAACTAATTTAACTTTGCTTTCAACGTTTTCTGCAAAGCTATCTATAAATCGTTGCCCGTATAAACTAAGTCCGGGTTGATGAAATGTTGTTACCACAGTTATTGATGACATGGTGTTCCTCTTGTTAAATATGTATATGGAAGTATTTAACCAATGATTTTCTGCCTGTATACTGATCATGGCGCACTAAACAGTCAACCTGTTTTTCATGCATTTGCAAAGAGTGTCGTCGATGCTGGGCATACTGTAATTTATAACGAACCTTATAGAGTCGGTGATCATTATAGTAATTATGATGTTGCTGTTATATGGAGTGTACTATGGCACGGTAGAATGGCAAAGAACAAAACAATATGGGAACAAAATCGTTTACATAATAGACCAGTAATTGTTTTAGAAGTAGGCGCACTTAATAGAGGCACTATGTGGAAGGTCGGTGTTAATGGCATTAATAGAGATGCATATTTTGCTCCTAAAAATAATAACAACGAACGTGCAAACATGTTAGGTTTAAAAATGCAACCGTGGACACATAATGAAGACGGTCATATTGTTATTTGTTTACAACACAATAAAAGTCAACAATGGGCAAACATGCCGCCGCAAGATAAATGGTTAGATAAAACATTGTCTACTATACGCAAACGTACTGATCGTCCAATAGTTATACGTCCACATCCTCGTTGTCCAATTGTACCTTTTGCAGACAAGTATGAAAACATAAAGGTACAACATCCAAAGAAAAATGATACTACATATGACGATTATGAGTTTAACGTGTCTGGCGCATATGCTGTTGTAAGTTGGAGTTCTAATCCTGCTATACATGCTATACTACAAGGCGTACCAGCGTTTACAGGACCAAGTAGTCTAGCATACGATGTATCACAACATAATGTTAAAGACATTAATAATCCTATAAGACCTGACAGAACGCAATGGCTTAATGACCTTGCACATACTGAATACAGTACACACGAAATAGCTGCAGGTTACCCATTAAAACACTTGACATCACAACTGTAATCAGTTATAATAGTTAGTATATTACAGCAGGAGACCCTAGGTTTGGAACCACTTACAATTGAAGATTGTTTGGAAATGATAGCCGGCATGAGAGCCGACTATGATTTTAAACTTGACAAAACTGATGGATCAATTACGCTTAGTATTGCTAAACAAGTATTCAGAGGAATAGCACTTAGCGATAAACAGTATGAATTGATGAAAACAAAGTTAGTAAAGTATAGTGATCAATTTAAAAATTATGATATAGATATTCATGATAGTGTAAAGCGTACTAAGATGCCACTACGTTCGATTGATCGAACTAAGTCGATCGAAATAGTTGACTGGGAAGTAGTTGCAGAAAACGTAGTGCGTGAAAGAGATAAAGTAATATCTAACTTGCCTTGGATTGCTATAAAATTTCCTTTTTCTAAAAAGTTAATAATTAAATTAGACAAATTGTCTAAGTCGGCTACTACGTATGTACACAAGAAAGGAACGCATGTACATTACTTTGCACTTACAGAACGCATTGCATATGAGTGTGTTGAAGAATTTAGTCCTAATAATTTTGAAATTGCTCCCGAAGTAATTGAATTGCATAAAGAAATATCTACATGGGTTAGAAAAGATTATGTTCCTGGTATTTACAATAACAAAATTAAACACTTGCCGCAAAATGTAATTGACAATATAATATCCGACATAGGCGAACCATGTGCAGATAATATGCATCTATATCATGATAAAAAGTTTTTGTATGGTATTGTAAATATTGAAGCTGAAGCAACCAATTGTAGTGCGTTATCAAAACAAATTGCAGAAAGACAAAAAAACTATACGTGGATTAATTCTCGTGAAGTTCCGTTACAAGAAGTATTCAAATCATTGGCAGAACTAAATCGATATCCAATTAATATTTTGTTAGAGGATGACGGCGATGCATTTGATATACTAACACAAACACATCAAATAGTACGTAACTATATTCCTAATAATGAAATAAGCGTTTTGTATAGAATGGATTCGCATACTGATCACGAGGGTTATAACAAATACATAAAAGTAAATGAATTAAATTCTCCGGTTGACAAAGACACAAAAATAGTGTATACTCTAAAGAGTAAATTAAATAAACCCTTACAAAAAAGCGACTGTAATCCTATTACTAGTTTTTCTTTTTCTAGTAATAGATACTCGATAAGTGCGTCATCTATTCTTGAGCATATGGATTTATTAATTGAATATTGCGAAGAACAACCTATGTTCAGAGACTGGAGAACAAAATTTAATGGCCTCATGTAGACTAATTATTGAAGATGAAGTAAACATCAAACTAGAAGGACTAGAGGTAGATGTACGAAGAAAACTTGCGAACGCTCTTAAGTTCGAAGTGCCTTATGCAAAGTACATGCCACAATATAAACTAGGACGCTGGGATGGTAAGGTTGCTTTCTTTGGTATTGGTGGCACTGGCTATGTTAACCATCTTGATGTTGTTAGCAATGTGCTTGCAAAAAATAATGTTGAAATAGTAGACATTGAAGATAAGCGACATCCAATACAGTTGACTTTCCCAACTATTACAGAACGCTATTGGGCAGATCAAGATGTACGTTGGCCTAAAGGTCATCCAGCAGAAGGTGAAGAAATAATTCTGCGTGACTATCAAGTAGAAGCAATTAACAACTTTTTAAAACATCCACAAAGTTTACAAGAGATTGCGACAGGTGCAGGTAAAACAATTACTACAGCAACACTGTCGCATATAAGTGAGCCATACGGACGTAGTCTTGTTATTGTGCCTAACAAATCGTTAGTGACACAAACAGAGGAAGACTACATTAACTGTGGCTTAGATGCTGGGGTGTACTTCGGCGACAGAAAAGAGTTAGGTAAGACTCACACTATATGCACTTGGCAAAGTTTAAACATACTTGACAAGAAGCATAAGGACGGAACAGCCGTTTTATCACTGGCTGAGTTCTTAGAAGGTGTAAGCACTATTATTGTCGACGAAGTACACCAGGCAAAGGCAGAAGTGCTAAAAAACTTACTAACACGTAACTTGCGTAATGCTCCAATACGTTGGGGACTAACTGGTACTATACCTAAAGAAAAGTTTGAGTTTGAAAGTATTCATGCTAGTTTAGGTCCTGTGATTGGTCAGATTAGTGCAAAGGAATTACAGGACAAAGGTGTATTATCACAGTGTCATGTTAATGTGTGTCAATTAATTGATACAGTAGCACACAGAGATTATCAATCAGAATTAAAATACTTAACAACAGATAAAAAACGTTTAGAGTATGTAGGCAAATTATTAAACACAGTAAAAGATTCAGGCAACACATTAATATTAGTAGATAGAATTAGTGCCGGCGAAGCACTAGCAGAATTGATCCCAGGATCAGTTTTTGTAAAAGGCGATGTAAAATTAAAAGATCGCAAGGAGGCATATGATGAAATCAATGAAGGAACTAACCACGTGGTTATCGCAACATACGGGGTCGCGGCTGTGGGTATTAACATACCGCGTATTTTTAATCTTGTTCTTATTGAGCCTGGCAAAAGTTTTGTCCGGGTAATCCAATCTATAGGCAGAGGCGTAAGAAAGGCAAAAGACAAAGACTTTGTGCAAATTTGGGATATCACTTCAACGTGCAAATTTGCAAAGAGACATCTAACACAACGAAAAAAATTCTATAAGGAAGCACAATATCCTTTCACTATAGAAAAAATTGATTGGAACTAAAATATGAGAATACTTACACTTGAAAACAAATGTTTTCATCTTGATAAATTACCAGAAGAAATAGATGAGGATATACGTTTCAGTGTGCTTGATAATTCAGATCCTAAGGAACCAGATTTTTTCTTTATTCCTTTAATCTTTTTAGAATCATTTAGCGCACCTGCTATGGTCCTTAATATAAACGGACACGAAATTACAATGCCAGTTGATTGGCATATTGCTGTAGGCGACCACGAAGCTGGAATGGACTTAGAAGTCTTACCCTTAACTAGTTTAAATGACAGAGGCTTCGAAGCATGGTTGTTTAATCCATTAACAGGATTTAAATCAGATTACGGACGTATAGAAATTGTTAATTTTTATAATGATGTAAAATGGTATTTTCCTAAAATGAAAAACGGACAACTATTAAGTATGCCGCTAACAGATGGCGACCAACCAGAATGTGTATTTGTAGCAAAAGATATTACTCGACAAAGCGAAGTAATAGAATACGCATCATTAATATAAAGGAAAGACTATGGGAATTAAAGCAGGAAAAATCTGGGGCAATACAGAATTAGTACATGCTAACGGTGTACTAGAATTTCACCGCATTGAATTTAACAAAGGGTTTAAATGTTCTGAACACGAACATGAATTTAAATGGAATGGCTTTTTTGTAGAGTCAGGCAAGATGATTGTACGTGTTTGGCAAGATGACCAAGATGGGTTAGTTGATGAAACTATTTTAGAAGCCGGCGACTTTACACAAGTAAAGCCTGGCAAGATACATCAGTTTGAAGGACTCGAAGATGGTGTAGCATTTGAACTTTATTGGGCTGAATTTAATCACAACGATATTGTTAGACGCACTGTAGGATCGTCAGTGAAATAGAATGTATTCATTGAAGTATATAGAAGAACTTCGTGTTATACATGCTGACAGAAGTCGAACAAAAGGTTTCGGCGGCAAAACTAAGAACCTTGGTAAGTTCCATAAGTATGTTGAACAATGGCAACCTTTAACGCTACTAGATTACGGTTGCGGTAAAGGTGGCATTCTATCTGACTTAGAGTCAAGGTACAGACATATCAAATGCACAGGATACGATCCTGCTGTAATGATGTTTGCTAATGAACCTCAGCAAGCTGAATGTGTCTTTAGTAATGATGTGCTAGAACACATTGAACCAGAGTATCTAAACCAAGTACTTACACATATAGATACGTTAAGTACAAAGTACATATGGTTACGCATAGACACTAGACCTGCACGTAAAAGATTAAGTGATGGAAGAAATGCACACTTAATACTAGAAGACCAGGCATGGTGGACAAATCAAATCAGTACATATATAAAGGGTATTATAGTTTACAATAATTTAAATAATAAAGGAAAACTAGATGTTGCAATCGAAAGATAAAATGATTCCAGGCGAAGCACTAATATACGAAAGAGCAGACGGAGTTGTATATGCAAGATATAGAGATGCTCCACATAATAAAACGCCTCGCTGGATTATAGGCGGCGACCCTGCCGGCGTTGCTAGAGCACAAGGCGATTTGCTAAGTTATGCTGAATGGCAAGAACTATGTGAGCTGTCGTTGAACTATCCAACTTTAAAGAAGTTATTGGACCAAGTAGTAACAACTTACTATACTGTTAAGGACGCTCAATGATACACCACGAAGCATGCGTAAGTAAGATGACACTAATACAATTAGAACGTAGTAGTAAACTGTTGTCAGACTTAGTGACAGATAGATTTGACGAGTTTTATAAAACCTTTCCTAAGGGTTATATGAATTTTGCAGAAGGTAGTCGTAGTACACAATTATATGAAGCATATAATGTGTTCCTAAGTCACTACCCAGGCTTTTCTGATTTGTATCGATCTATTGTACCTGTAATTAAATCAAAGATACCAAACTGGCAAGAATATGCTCTTGCAGGTTGGGTTAATATATACAACAAAGGCGGATATCTAAATTGGCACAAGCATGGTCCTGAGAATCAAGTACATGACGGTAGGTGGCACGGATATGTTTGTATAAATGCAGAACCTAGTCAAACAATGTATAGAGACAAAGAAGAAGTTGTTAAAACAATTGATAACCAAGATGGTTACATAACACTTAGTCCAGCAGGACTATATCATCGTGTTAGCGAGTGGGAGAAGGATCAGCCTCGTGTAACAATAGCATTTGATATTATCAAACGCGAACAAATAGATCCTTTATTATTAAATAGATGGATACCAATAATATGAGACATAAATTAGCAGGCGTACTATTCTTACTATTAGGAATATACTTTTTAATACCAGACTTAATGCCACCTTCAATGGGTGCAGGCGCGGCAATGGAACACGAAATGCCGACACATAATAATACATTATTAGGCATTGGCGAAATGACTTGGATGTGGTTTACAATGGCACTAGTACATTTCATTATACGTGATTGTAATTGTAAGGAGTGTTGTAAGTGAGAATAATTGCAGGACCTTGTCAACATGAATCGTTGCCACAAAGTTTAGAGATTGCTCGAGAGTGTAAACGTGTATGCGACAAGCATGGTATTGAATACATATTCAAAGCAAGTTACGACAAAGCCAATCGCTCAAGCGAAAGTGGTATTCGTGGTCTAGGATTAGAAACAACGCTACTAGACTTCCTAGCACTTAAAGTAGAACTAGGTATAAAGACATTAACTGATGTACACGACTATGTACAAGTTGCACGTATTGAAAGAGAATTTAAAGATGCTGTAGATGTATATCAGATACCTGCATTCTTGTGTAGACAGACTGATTTGATTAAAGCAGCTTGTGCTACAGATAAAATTGTTAACATTAAAAAAGGACAATTCTTAGCACCTTGGGATATGAAAGGTGTGCTAAGTAAAACAGAAGGCGCTAAAGACGTCTGGATAACTGAAAGGGGAACTAGTTTTGGCTATAACACTCTTGTCGTTGACTATACTGGTATTATGTATATGCTTGACAATTTTAAATCTGATGTTGTATTTGACTGTACGCACTCTGCACAAAAACCCGGAGGACAGGGGAATAGCTCAGGCGGCAATCGTGACTACGTGCCTGGGTTGGCTCGTGCTGGGAGTGCTCTTGGGGTTAAGAGTTTTTTCTTGGAAGTCCATCCTAATCCTGATGTAGCACCAAGCGACGGCCCTAACATGCTACGCTTAGAAGACTTTGAGGAGGTTGTAGATGACATCGTCCGTTATTCTTATACCCGCTAGATATAACAGCACACGCATGCCTGGAAAGCCATTGGCTATGTTAGATGGCGTTCCTATGATAAAACGTGTGTATGACGCTTGTATTGCGTCTAAGATACCAACATACGTGCTTACCGATGACATGCGTATCTTTAATTTATTTGGCCCTAGACAGTGTTGGATTGATCAAGAAAAAGAATATGCTAACGGTACAGAAAGATGTGCAGCCGCAATTACTGATTCAAACTTTATTAAGTACCTTGGCCATTACGACAATATTATTAAT